GCTTTTGCCTTAAACTCTTCGGTTAAGTCTTTCTCTCCAGCGATAAGAGCGTCAACGTGTTCTTTTACGTCAATCTCTTTTTTCTTTTCTTTGTCTTCGTCTTCAGTTCTTACTTCAGCGTCATCTTTTTTAGCTTTTTCATCTTTCTTTTCGTCAGATTCTTTGACATCTTTTTTGTCTTTTTTAGCGTCAATAGCTTTTTGAAGTGCTGGTGGTAAGTCGCCTTCCTTAATTTCTTTACCGTCTTTGTCTTTAGTTTCTTTGTTCTCCAATTTAGTGTTGTGTCCACTCAATTTAGGCATTGCGTCAGCAGCGCCTTGATGTTTTTGAGGAGCTTGTCCAGAAACTTTTGTAACTTTTTTAGTTGCGTCAGGATTGCTGTCCGTAGGTTTAACTACTGCCTTACCTAAATCTTCATATTCACTCATTTTAGCAATATGAGAAGGTTCAGCCGCCACAGCATTCTTTTTAGGAGCATCCGCCATTGGATTAGGTGAATTCGCCTCTTCCACCGCTTTTGCTTCTAACGCTTCTATTTTATCTGTTTCAGCCATTTGAAAACTCTCCTTAATTAATTTAAACGTTTAAATTAGTTCTCTCTTTGTTAATAGATATTTATAAGATTATAGTTTTTCAATGAATTTCTTAAAGACTTCCGCTTTCGCTTCTGCTAAACGTAGTCTTTTAGCTTCATTTATATACTGTTTCCACTCTTCAATATCTCTCTCTTTAATGACACCATTGTCCCATACCCACTCCTTGCCTTCCATAATGCCTTCTACGAAAGCGTCTGGAGCGCTTGGATCTGCAACAATATCAGCAGCAGTTGCTAAGTAAAAATCTCTTCCTACTTCATTAACTCCGCCTCGTCCACGCACTAGTGAACCCATACCTCTTGAAGACACTCCTAATTGAGCACCTTCGTTAATAAGATTTTTTACAATCTTACCATACGGTGTGTCCATCACTTTTGCTTCACCAACAAAATTTGATCCATCTGGATGTAAGTCTGTTATCATATGACTTACTCTTTCAAGATTTACAACTGGTCCATCAGGATGTCCTAACTCGCCAAATGCACGTCTTTTATTGATAAATTCTCTATTGTATCTTGAAACTTCTTTTTGCAATATCTCTTTAGGATAGACTCTGCCATTCCTATTTTTGATATCTGCTTGTAAAAAGATACCCTTAATTTTGTAATTCTCCAACTTCTTCTATAATAAACTTTGAATCGGCTGCTTCTTCGGTAATTAGTTTCATAGTTCTCTCTCTTACTATTTATAAGATTTCTTATCTAAATTCAACTATTATTGAGTAGTTATCTCCATTAGCAAAATTCTTTGTACTTAACAACACATCACCTGTTGGTGTAGTTGCGTCATTTTTAAATGAGTTTCCATCAGTTCTTAAATCCATAAATAAAGCAGTAGCATTTGTAACACCATCCCATACTAATTCTACTCCTGATTTATTATCAGATACGTTAACTGAATAATATACTCTAGCTACACGTCTTTCACCATCTTCTGACATAAAAGTTGTTTCAGAAGCGTCAATTTTTTTAACGTTAGTTTCTCCAGAACCATCTGATAAGTTAGTCATTTTTATAACATACTTAACTCCAGCTGTATCTGCTATTGTTTGTGTTGATACTGTATCTGCCATATTAGAATCCTACGTGTGTAGCGTCAAAAAAATCTTTTGATAATTCGCCACGTTCTACTGTTGTTCCTTTTTTTCTACATCTAGCATAAATCTTATTCACTTGTCCTGTTCCAGGAGTTGTATAAGTTCTTATACCACCTGAATAAGTTCCAGGTGCGTCTGCATACGTATTGGATGCTGTGGCAGTATTTTCATATTGCCAAATACTATTTGATCCTGGTACATCTACCCACGCCATATTACTCTCCTAATTGTTCGTTTATTTCGTTATCAAAATATTGATATAGTTCTTCTTTATTTATTTTTCTTGCTTCAGCAACTTTGTCTACTGAATTTTCAAATTTACTTATAATATCTCCAGACGTTCTTTCAATTAGACTGAAAGTATCTTGTACTGCTAATTTCATTTTAGGAGATAAATCTCCATAACTTTTAGAGTCAAGATACTTACTATCTTCAACTATCTTACTTGTAAAAAGTAAATTCGTATCCATTTCTATACACCTGCGTCTGGTGGTGATTCGTGACCTGGTGCCATAGTTGGCGCTTCAGGTTTACTTGCTTCTGGACTCGGCTCTTTAGTCGGTTCAAAAGCTATTTCTTTTCCATCTGTATCCATAATTTTATCAGTTCTCGGACTTGCTGACGTTACCGCTGGTTTAGGGGCACTAAATTTTTCAGGTTCTATACCTTTAAAAACTTTGCCTGCAACATCTACTCTTTGTTTATCAAGAGCTTGTGCTACTTTATCTCTTAAAGCATCCTTAAATGCTTCTCCTGCGTCTGCGTTTTTACCCGCTTGTAATTTGTCAATAAACTCCGCTGTCTTACTTGGAATGCTTGCGTCTGCCATTACATATCTCCTTCTATAGTATCTTTATTTGATTGGTATTGTTGCATAGGGTCTGCAATTACACCATCTTTAACTTCTTTTCTAATTTGACTGTTTATGTCTTCAATCTCCCTAGTGTTTTGTCGTAGAATTTTCTTACGAACATACTCTACTGAAAAATACTTACCTACATAATCTCTTACTGAATCGGCAAGTCTTATTCTTTCTAATAACATTTCAGAATCTTTTAGTTCAGCAAAGTGTCCATCTTGCAAAAAGTCATATTGGATTATATCCCTTATAACTAACCAATCTTCATCCGTAATAACGGCTTTTAAAACTAATTGAGTTCTTAATATATCGTTAAATATTTCAGTAAATTTCTTTCTTAATCTTTGTACAAATTTTGTAAATTTAAGTTCATCTCTAGTAATTTCAGTTGAACGTCCTAGATTAAATCCAGTTGACGCTTCTAATCTACTAGCAGGAACATTTAAAGAACGATATAATTTACTTCTAAAGTATTCTATATCTCCCATTTCACCAAGATTTTGTCCACCTTGTAAAGTAGTAATATCAGTTCCTCTTCCACCTTCTCTACTTGGTAACCAAAAGTCTTCAAGCATTGACATATAATTTCTATCATCACGTATCTCACCTGTACTTGCGTCATAGACAAGTTTGTTTCTATATCTTGCCATAACATCACGTAAGTATTGTTCTGCTTTTACTTTAGGTAAATTACCAACATCAATTTTAAATATACGTCTTTCTGGTGCTCTTGCAATTCTGTATATAACACTTGCGTCCTCAATCATACGTAATTGATTAACAGGTTTAATTGCTTTATGTAAATATGATAAGACCATATTTTTGTTTTGGTCTATCAGTCCACTAGGACAAAATGCTATTGCGTCAACAGCAATTTTAATTCCGCCAGATGTAGTATTTGTAACACCTTTTTCATTATATAAAAAGTATTCTTTAACTTCATCAATGACGTTTAAACCATAAGGAACAGGTCCTTCTGGTCTTCTCTTTCTTACTTCTCTAATCTTTTTAATTTTTCTAGGGTCTATGTATCTTAATTCTGTAATACCTTTTCTTGTAGATTCTCTATCAATTACTTTATGATAATATAATCTACCGTCCACATACCATCTTCTAAAGATATCGTGACCTCTAGTATGGAAGTTCATTAATCTTAAAACTTCCTTAAATTCGTCTTCTATTTTTCTTCTGACATCTTTACCGAATGGTAAGAGTTCTAGGTTTAATCGTATTGCGTCTTTGAGTTCATTAGCAACAATTGACTCGTTGATAATATCCTCAATTGCCATATCGCACTCGGGATGTAAAGCAATTTCTCTATAACGTCTGATAAGGTCTTGTTCCGTTTTGGACTGACCTTCCATATCCAAGTATTGACCATAATACCCACCAGCGGCGATGGTTTGTGTTCCATCATCCGCTTGTGGTTGTGTAAATGCTTGTTTTGGATC